TTATTTTAATATGCACTTATTAACTACATCTATTGCAGCTCAACAACTAAAAATAGTACCTCGACAAGATGCGAGTTCTGTTACTCTTGAGCTAACAGATAAGACGCAATTCACCACATCTACTGTATCTGTTTCTAAGACATCATCTAGCCCTTTTATGATACTATCAGGTTATTTCTCTCTTGTAGAGAACAGAGCTTATTCATTTGAAGTAAAAGACGGTAGTGAGATTATATACAGAGGACTTATATTCTGTACAGACCAAACTGACGGAGAGAAGTTCTTTGTACAGGATGGTGATTATACATCCGAAACAAGTTATGATAACGAATATGTAATTCTATAATGCACGTTGTAACAACATTTAATGGTTCGCAAACAATTCGTTTTGTACCAAGAAGGGAGAATGACGGAGATGTGACGGTGCGAATTTACGATAAGTCTTCAAGAAGAGAGATAAATTATAGCTCTGCTTATTTCTGGCAAACAACAGATGTTTTGTTTAACAATGCAGACCAAAATTGGAATGAAGACCCAGAAGTTGTATTTATATATAACGATGTATTTTCCACAGTATCAGGTAAATTCAGCTTTAGAGAAAACGAATACTATGGTATTAAGTTAATTGATAATAGCGGAGAGTTATACAAAGGAGTGTTATTTTGTACCGACCAAACAGACTATGATAAGTTTGATGTACACAAAGACGATTATGTAGTTGAACAAAGCTACGACAATGAATATGTTATATTATGAGTAAATCAAGAAGAAACATAAGTAAAAGGGTAAAACCTCAAGCAAAAGATGGTAAAATACACATCGTAAACTTAGAGTCGTATTCACGCCCTGACATTAAGGAGTACAGTAATCAAGACTGGGTTTCTTATGGCGATGACAACAACTACTTTGAATACCTAATTGATAGGTACAATGGCTCACCAACAAATAATGCTGCAATCAACGGTATTGCAGAAATGATTTACGGTAAAGGACTTGATGCTACTGATGGCGATAAGAATCAAAGTCAGTATGACGAGATGAAAGAGCTCTTCACTAAAGACTGTATGAAGAAGATTTGCTACGACTACAAGATGATGGGTCAAGCTGCACTTCAGATTATATACACCAAAGACAGAAAGAAGATTGCTCAAGTTGAGCATATGCCTGTAGAAACTCTTAGAGCTGAGAAGTGCAATTCAAAAGGGGAGATAGAGGCTTATTTCTATCACTCTAATTGGGAGGAGTACAAGCAGTCTGATAAGCTAAAGAGAATTCCTGCTTTCGGTCAATCTAAATCACCACTTGAGATTCTTTACATCAAGCCCTACCGTGCTGGTTACAAATACTATTCGCCAGTAGATTATCAGGGTGGATTACAGTATGCAGAGCTTGAAGAAGAAGTGGCAAACTACCACATCAATAACATTCAGAACGGACTCGCTCCTTCTATGCTTATTAACTTCAATAACGGAGTACCGCCAGATGAGCAGAGGGAAATGATTGAGAGAAGTATCGTAGAGAAGTTTAGCGGTAGTTCTAACGCAGGTAGATTTATCTTGGCGTTTAATGACTCTAAAGAACTTGCAGCTACAATAGAGCCTGTACAGTTATCTGACGCTCACCAGCAGTATCAGTTTTTGTCTGATGAATCTATGCGTAAGGTAATGGTATCGCACAGAATCGTCTCTCCTATGCTCGTTGGTATCAAGGATTCAACTGGTCTTGGAAACAACGCAGAAGAGCTCCAAACGGCTTCTGTACTTATGGATAACACTGTTATTCGCCCTATGCAAGTAACAATCTTAGATGAGTTAGAGAAAGTGCTTATGTATAACGGAATTGAATTAGATATCTATTTCAAGACATTACAGCCACTTGAGTTTACTGACTTGACAAATGCTATATCTGAGAGTGAAATAGAAAAAGAAACTGGTGTTAAGAAAGACCAAGTTGATGAAGAACCTCAAATAGAAGAAGAAGAATAATATGGCAACTGCACTATTTATAAAGAGAGCTGACCTTGTCAAGAACACCGCCTTAAATGGCTCGGTGGACACTGATAAGTTTATTCAGTTCATACACATAGCTCAAGAAATTCACGTCAGAAATTATATGGGTACTGATTTATATAATAAGATTAGTCAAGATATCATTAATGGCGATTTAACAGGAGACTATTTAGCACTTATAAACGATTATATTCAACCTATGCTTATTCACTTCGCTATGGCTGAATATCTGCCTTTTGCAGCGTACACAATCGCTAATGGTGGCGTATATAAGCATAATTCAGAGAATAGTACAATCGCAAGTAAAGAAGAGGTTGACTTACTAATTAATAGAGAACGTGATTATGCAGAATACTATACTCAGCGTTTTATAGACTATATGAGCTTCCACGCAGATGAGAAGTTCCCAGAGTATTACACAAACAACAATGAGGATATTTACCCAGATAAAGACGTATTATTTCACGGATGGAATCTATAAGCAAGTACAAGCCTAAAGAGGGCAACATAGTAAAGTTAAAGAAGTATTTAGAAAAGAGAGTTAAACAAGTAAAACAGACAAAAAACATTGGCTACACTAAATAACAAAAAGATAAAGGATACTTTCAAGGGGTTACTAAAAACCCTTGATAACGCTGAGATTACAGGTCAAGTAGAAATTACTGATGGCGATGGTAATCAAACAGGCGTATTTATAAATACTGATGGCTCTATAAAGGTTACTGGCACTACTGAGTTTGGTTCACTCAAAGATACTGGAGAAGACATCACAATTACTAAGTTTGTAGATGAGGCTGATGGTATATCGAACAATGATGACGACAGTTCAATACCCACTTCGGCAGCAGTAAAAGATTATGTTGACATTAATGTTACTGCGCAAGACTTAGATTTTCAAGGAGATGGAGGAACTGGTGCTGTTGACTTAGACAGTCAAAGTTTAGATATCGCTGGCGGTACTGGGATAACCACTTCCGCTTTAGACCAAACACTAACGATAGATATTGATAATACAGTAGCTACATTAAGCGACACACAAACGCTAACAAATAAATCTATTGACCTTACAAACAATACGATTACTGGTACTACCTCACAATTCAATACTGCTTTAAGCGATGACAACTTCGCTACCCTTGCTGGTACAGATACCTTAACCAACAAAACTATAAACGCAGATAATAATACAGTATCAAACATTGAGACAGATAATCTAAAGGCTGGGGTTTTAGATACTGACCTTAGCAGTGTTTCTGCAAGTGATGACACTCTTGCAAGTGCAAAAGCAATTAAAACATATGTAGATACACAGATAACTGCGGAAGACTTAGACTTTTCTGGAGATACTGGAAGTGGTTCAGTTGACCTTGATAGTCAAACATTATCTATAACTGGAACTGGTATAGCATCTACAACAGCAGCCGACCAAGTTTTAGCAGTAAACGTGCCAGCTACTAATTTAAGCAATACTCCAGCATCTACAACACTTGACGTGGAGAGTTCAACTGGAAACAACACTACGTTACCAGCAGCAACAATTACAAATGCTGGCGTTATGACTGGTGCTGACAAAACAAAACTTGATGACATTGAAAATGGAGCAGAGGTTAACGTAGTCACAAGCGTTAATACAGAAACTGGCGATGTAGTTTTAGACACAGATGATGTAAGCGAGGGTACAAGCAATCTTTATTACACTGACTCTAGAGCAGATGAAAGAGTAGACTTACAAACTGGTACGAATTTAGATTTATCACAAAAAAGCACAAGCAATCTAAGTGAAGGCACAAACCTTTATTACACAGAGGACAGGGTATCTGCTAACACAAATGTAGCTGCAAATACATTAAAGAACTCATATCCAACAGTAGATTCAACTAAGGTCGGTTTTATTAGCGTAACACAAGCTGTTGACCTTGATACTATGGAAAGCAACATAGAAACTAACAACGCTAAAAATAGTTATCCAAGCGCAGATGCTACTAAAGTAGGATTTATAAGTGTTACTCAGGCAGTAGATTTAGACACCATAGAGAACGATGTAGCAACGAATAACGCTAAAATAAGTTTTGACAGTGCTTCATCTGCTAAGTTAGCAGGGATTGAAGATAACGCAGATGTTACCGATACTGCAAATGTTACATCAGCAGGTGCTCTTATGGATAGTGAGGTTGACGCAGATATCAAGACTTTAAGTTTACCAGCTAATACAACTATCAGTTCTTTTGCACAATCGTTTTTAGACGATGCGGACGCAGCAACAGTTAGGACTACAATAGGTGCAGGTACTTCTAACTTAGAATTAGGTACAACATCAACAACAGCTTTAGCAGGAGATACAACTACAATCACTACTCAACAAGCTACTGACATTCAAACAAACAATGCTAAGGTATCAAATGTAACAACTGACCTATCAGCAACTGCAAATGGCACAAGTCTTACAATAAATTCATCGGATGGCACAGATGCATCAGTACCAGCTGCAACAACAAGTGCTTGGGGTGCTATGACAGATGAAGACAAGACTAAGCTAGACGGAATTGCAACTGGTGCGACTGCAAATGTAGGTACAGTTACAGAGGTTACAGTTGGCACTGGATTAGATGTTACAAATGGCACTACAACACCAGCACTAAGTTTAGACCTATCGGAGTTTACAGATATGACTGCCGATATGATAGAAACAGACGAGTTTATTGTACTCGACGGAGGAGCAGAGAGACGAAAAGCAATTAATGAAGTAAAGTCTACTCTATTTAGCAACAATGATTTATACAAAGTGATAGGAGTAGCAACAGACCACTCTAGCAGAGTACTATCAGACAGTGGTACATCAGAGGGTGCTACAAGCATTATGCAGAATTTTGAAATTTTAATAAATAACTAAAAAATGAGTTTATACGATAAGGCAAGCATAGCGATGATACCGAGTGGCTACAAAGCGAGTACACTTTATTCGGTTATGCCAGCAAACGGAAACGGAGACTTTTCACACATTAGAGGTAATACAACATCTACTAGAGTAAACAAAGATGGACTAATTGAGAATGTAGGCAGCAATATACCTAGACTAAACTACCCATTAACAAATGGTTTGGTAGGCGATTGTCCGAATTTGCTTGTAGAGATGTCCAGAACTAACAGAAGTCAAAACTCAGAGGTATTTAATAATTGGAGTGGTGGAAGTACGTTAGTGACGGCAAATCAAGCTATCGCACCAGACGGTAATTTAACTGCTGACGAGTTAACAAAAACTAGTTCGTTTTCTGGTGTAGGGCGAACAGAAACATTGTCAACTAGTGTTGTAGATACTGTGTTTAGCGTTTTCGTAAAAGAAGACACAACAGACCGTATCACATTAAGAGTAGCTAGTGGAGGTAACGATGTGCGAAGAGTTTTTAATCTAACAAACGAAACTAGTGGAAACAGTGGGGGAAATAGCATAGGTTTTATTAGTGATAAAATAGAAAAATACCCAAATGGCTGGTACAGAGTTTCTCTTATTTGTACATCAGCCGCATCAACAGTAGGACTTAACATATATGGTGGACAAGCTGGTAACACAACTTATGATGGAGAGGTTTATATATGGGGTTCTCAATTAGAAGAAGGCGATTACATTACATCTTATATGCCAAATTCATCAACTACTACAACTCGCTCTAGTGATGCTTACTATAACTCTGGAACAACAGCAGATTTTAACGACAGTGAAGGGGTTTTATTTGTAGAAATGGCTGCTCTAGGTACAGACGGAATTACAAAAAGATTATCAGTATCAAACAGTGGCACTGGTGCTAGTTATATAATACGAATTGAGTTTAGACCAACAGAAAACCAGATATACGGTGTAATTTTTGTTACTGGTGTAGGAAACGTAGCGACGCTAACACATACAGTATCAGATTGGACACAGATGAATAAAGTAGCTGTAAAATATAAAACCAATGATTTTGCTATGTGGATTAATGGAGTAGAAGTTGCGACAGACACATTAGGAAGCACAAGCACTGGATTAGGTACAATTCGGCTGGATGCTGGCAATGGTGGCAACAGTTGGTATGGAAACCTTAAACAATTAATCTATTTTAACGAGGCACTTACAGACACCGAACTACAAACTTTAACAAGTTAAAAAATGGGATATATATTTAAAAAATACGAGTTTAACTCACAGGAACAAGCAGAAGAGAAAATAGCTGCTTTGCCACACGACACAGACGATGAAGGTAACGAGTGGCTATCAGGTAATCATACAATAGTAAAACTTGGTTATCTATGGGTTACAGAACCTACCTTTGATAATGAGGGTAATATAGAAACTGAGGGCGTTGCTTCTGACAAATACTCAGTAGATGTTTTATGGAATGATTTAGACGAATCGCCTTATGGTTGGAAGTCTTATGAAATAACAGTAGAGGGTAATGGTGCACATACCTTTGCAGGGTGGAACTTTAACGAGCAATAAAAATGTCAGAGTTGTCTAAAGATACTAAATTCAGTATGAGCATAGAAACTATTGT